ATATGTTGATTTAACACCTGCTGAAATCGCTCAACGCGACCAAGACCAAGCGGCGGCTGAAGAAGCCCAAGCAGAGCGCGAAGCGGCAGAAGCGGCTAAGGCGGCTCTAAAGGAATCAGCAAAAGCCAAACTTGTTGCTGGAGAACCTCTAACAGCAGAAGAAGCGGCAGTTCTAGTAATTTAATTATTCACCAATAGGAGTATAAAATGGCAGGAACAACAACCAAGGGTTTGCGTTACCCAACCGCGGGAGATAACCCTGCCGTTCATACCGATATTCAGAACTTGGCTACAGATGTAGATACTGAGTTAGACAACTACGCCCTTTTAAGCGGGGCAGTATTTACTGGCAATATTCAAGTGCCTACAGAAGTTATTTTTGAAGGCTCCGTAGCAGATGGCTTTGAAACGACTTTAACAGTTGTAAATCCAACGGCTGACCGCGTAGTTACTTTTGCAGATGTATCTGGAACTGTCATTACAACTGGAAACCTAACAGGTATTACAGCGCTAACCTCACCAACAATTAGCAACGCAACCTTTACTGGTCAGCAAACAGGGCTTGAGTTGGCTTTCTCTCAAAACATAGTCTTTGAGGGAACTACAGCGGATGCTTTTGAACTTACACTTTCAGCAGGAGAACCAACAGCGGATGTAACCGTGACCTTGCCTAACGAGACTGACATTTTGGCAAACCAAAACTTTGTTCGCACATCTATGTTATTTCTTGGTGGCATGTAATGACCTTTACCTATTCAGGCGACCCAAGCACATCTCCTCGTAATTATGTTCGTTTTCTCCTCAATGACACAGACTCTACAGATGCGCTTTTTTCTGACGAGGAAATCAACTATGTAATTACTGAATGGTCAGGTGATGAGTATGAGGCGGCGCGGGAGTTGGCTGAAATCCTTATTGCTCGCTTTGCTCGTTTAGCCGATAGCAGTTCAAAGAGCGTAGGCGACATTTCCGTATCTGAGTCTTACAGTTCAAAGATTACGCACTACAAAGAGTTGGCTGACAGCCTATACAAGCGGAAATTGCGTAAGTCACCTCCTCGCCCATGGGCAAATGCCGATGCTTTGAAGTCTACAGATGACAAAATTACAACAGATTACAACACAGATTTTGTTGTTGGTCAGATGGATAACCCAAACTCTTTCTACGAATCACGCATCGTAGAGTAAGGGTGTAGCCATGGCAGATGCTATCTACAACAAAGTCGCGGAGTTTATGACCGATACCGTGGTATTCACGGGTAAAAGCGCAGTTGATAAATACAACAAATCATCCTTTGGCGGAGCAGTCGTTACGGCTACAGGTCGCCTTATCTACGACACAGTTCGTAGTCGAGATGTCCAAGGAGTTGAAGTGACCGATGTTGGTCGCTTTATTACCAATGGTCCCCAAACTACAATTACCGTGGCTCATCGAATGGTGGTTGGGGCAGAAACTTTTACTATAAATGCTGTTGATAACATCTCAGATGAAAACGGAGCGCATCACACCGTCATACGCTTTGGTAGATAACCATGGCTCAAACATTTACATTTGAATTAGAGGGCGCTCAAGAGTTACGCAATATGCTTGAGGTATCTGGCAAAGATGCTGGCAAAATAGTCGGTCAGGTAATCCTTGAAGAAGCCAATATGATTTTTGCAAAAGCCATGATTTTGACCCCTATTGACACAGGCGCTTTGCGTGGCTCGGGTGGAGTCTCGGCTCCAATGAATATGCCATCTGGTATCGGAGTTGATATTTTCTTCGGCGGTCCAGCCGCTCCATACGCCATGTATGTCCATGAGATATTAGGGAACTACCACAATCCACCGACACAGGCTAAATATTTAGAGCAACCCTTTATGGAGAGATTGCCAGAGATTCAGCAAAATATGGCTCGGCGTATCATTGACCTCATTAGAAAGAACGGAGCAGTCTGATGCCAACAATTCTTGAATCTATAGGTGACTACCTACAGAACACCTCAAGCGCTTTTGGCGCACACGCTTCTAAGGGAACACTAGGAACAACCTTATTTCTAGGCACTTTGCCAGAGTCTCCAGATGTCTGCACAGCCGTCTTTGAGAACTCAGGAACTCCACCAGCCTTCACAATGGGAACAGGTGGAATTGCAATTGACTACCCAATGCTTCAAATTATTTGTCGCGCAGGTCGCGAAGATTACCCAACCGCGAGAGATGCAGTTGAGGATATTCGTAACTTGCTTGCTTCGGTAACTGATGTCACAATTTCAGGTGTCCATGTTTTGCGTATAGAGCCAATGGGTAGTGTTAATCCATTGGGGATAGACCCAAAGCAAAGACCACTACTATCGGTGAATTTTCGATGTCTAGTGAGGAAATAGCAAAGGAGCCAGCGGCTCCTCAAGAGAGAGTGGTAGACCCGTATGGCAGAAATGCAACAACAGACGAGTTCCAAAGGTGCTGGAAATGCGACAGACTCCTCTTTGAGTCAGCAACCCGCCCGTGGAAAATCAGATGCTCCCGTTGTAAATCCAAAAATCAATCAGGGTGAGTTCGCCAACGCCTTAGACGGGTTAGTCGGAGTAAGTAAAATTTATGAAGGTTGCTCGGTAGGAAAAATAACAAGAGAATTACCAGAGCCTTTACAAACAAAATTCAAAGAAACACTTTTGAACGAGAAAGTTAATTCTGCTCGCTTAGTTGAAGTTTTAGCGAGTTTTGACATTACGGTAGGCTCTGATGTTATGCGTAGACATCGTAGAAGGCTACTTGGCAAAGATGGGTGCAAGTGTCCTCGATGAATCTCGATGATGCTTTAGACAATCTCCTTAAAACGACAGAGATTGCTTCAGTTCAAAAGACTGAACCGCGAGAACGAAAAGCCGAATGGCAACCTGGCGTTACTTGGAATGGCGATGAAGGAATAGTTACAACAGCCCCAATGGAGGGCGAAAGCCATCCAGATTGGTCAGGAGTCCTTAAGATGTGGGGACTTGACCCAGAGCATTTCTCAGTTGTCGAACCCGTTCTTTTCAATGTCTGGGGCGACACTATGGGGATTTTGAATCGGCAATGGAAAGGGAAAGTTGTTCGAAAAGGCGCTAAAGAAAACGCCGATATAGAAGCCTTGATTGAGGAAATAAGAAAACATAAGCCTCGCGCTCCAAAAGTCATGGTAGGGGATGCAAGTTTAGTGGTATGCGTAGCCGACTGGCAGACTGGCAAAAGAGATGGCGATGGGCTTAAAGGTTTAGTTGGAAGATGGCTTCAGGCAGTTGATGATGTTGAGTTGAGATTAAAAGAATTAAAGAAAATGGGTCGGGCTATTGATTCAATTACAGTTCTCTGTTTGGGAGATTTGGTTGAGGGTTGCGATGGGCATTACGACATCCAAACTTTTACAGTTGAAGTAGACCGCCGTGACCAAGTAAAGATTGCTCGCCGTCTTTTGCGGGATGCTCTTATTCGCTGGTCAAAACTGGTTCCCGAAATAACAGTTGCGGCAATCGGGGGAAACCATGGAGAGAACCGAAAGAACGGTAAATCCTTTACGACCCTTGGCGATAATGATGATGTCGCCTTAGTTGAGTCCGTAGCAGAAATCTTTGGGGCTAACCCAGAGGCTTACGGTCATGTTAAGTTTGCAATCCCTACAGATGAGTTGAGTTTGACCCTTGAGGTCAAAGGAAAAATTGTAGGCATTACTCATGGTCACTTGGCTAGAGGTGGAACTGGACCAGAGGCAAAATTACGCCGATGGATAGCAGACCAAACTTTAGGGCGACAAGCAATCGGAGATTGCGATATTTTAGTTTCAGGTCATTATCACTCATTAAAAATGGCAGATTGGGGAGGAGTCAAATGGATACAGGCTCCAGCCCTAGACGGGGGAAGTGTATGGTGGAGACAATCAACGGGCGAAATTGCGGATGTGGGAGTTCTGACATTCCTAGTGTCAAATGCGGGTGTGACAGACCTACAGTTACTCCGATGAACGACCCTAGAGATATTGCCCTGTATGCGGCTGAACTGGTCTCTGGAGACCGTCAGGAGGCTTACGGACACCCTTTAGATAACTTCACTAGGGCGGCACAAATCTGGAGCGCTATCCTCGGTATAGAGGTCACAGCCGAGCAGGTAAGTCTTTGCATGGTAGGAGTCAAGATTGCCCGAGAAGCGCACATTACTAAACCCGATACAGTCGTAGATGGCAT